TCAGTGATCTTTACTATAGATTTTTTTTGTTCAAGCCGAAGACGGACTACGAGATTCCGAAACGTGACTGGAGTTCAGACGTTTGCTCTTCCGGTCTGTTGTAGTAGGCTTCCATCTCAGGTGATGCCGCCCGTAGACCTTCGCCACCACCTGGGCGTAATCCTGTTCCACCAACAGACAGGCCACCACGACCAGTTTGGAACAGTCTATTTTGCAGTTGAGCAAACTCACGCTCACGGCTAGGTGCAAGCAAACTTTGCTGTCTTGCCATGTAGTCAGCGGCAACTTGTTCAGGTGTCTGAGCCAAATACTGTTGGCCCAGGCCAAACAAGCCTTGTGCGCCAGCAGTCAAAGGTGCATAGCGACCAGCGGCTTGCTCTGCCTCAGTCAAACCTTGACTAGACAAAGCCATGATGCGATCTTGCATTGCCTTGAGTTCTGGACTTACTGTGTATCCAGCACTTGTCAGTTGACCTGTAGTTGGATCAACTTGGAATTGGCTTGTCCCAAACCTTGTGGTTGTGCCAATGGGTCTAAATTGAGAGCCACTGACTGCTCGTTGAGTGGCCTCATTAATCAATCGAGCCTGTTCTTCAGCCGCCGCAGCACTTGTGCTACCTTGAACTGCCCCACCAGCTTGTTGTAAAAGACCACCTAAAAGCGATCCAAGTGCTTGTTGTTGAGCAGTTGTAGCCATACCAGTTCCCCCAAAAATGTTTCTCAATAAATTTGCACCAGTTAGTGCCTGAGATGCAGTTAAACCACCAGTGGCGGCGGTAGTGCCAGCACCTCCAATGGTTGATCCAGCACCATAAGCGCCCATGCCAGCATCAAGTGCGCTAAGACCAACAGCGCCACCACCAAGGGCGGCAGGCATTGCAGATGCGGTTCCATAGGCTCCCATACCAGCATCAAGCGCACTAAGTCCTGCTCCAGTACCAGCAGCACCGCCAAACACGCCAGGAATGCCAGGAATCAATCCGCTAGAAGCAGCCAATGCGCCAGCACCCAAGATTGGCAAAGCATTCTGAGAAAGGCTTAAATTTTTGTCCAGTTGAGCCAAATTTTGACTAACTGTTTGTTCAATTGGCTGTACAACATTTGTAACTGCACGGCTAATTGCTGGTGTTGGGTCGAGTTGTGCTAGTGCGCCCATTTGAACCTCAATGTTGCTTTATAAGTTCTAAATAATCCATCATCTATTTTTTCAATCTCTGATGGATGGCTAAGTTGTTTAATCAATTCGTTAATTTTTGGGTTGTCATAAAAAGTAACAGCATAATCAAACCCTTGACTCTTTAAATCATCAAGGTACTTTTGCACATTAACCACCAAGTCCTTGGCGCGTTCACCATTTATGCAATGAAATTCAATGCCGTTGTCTTCAATCTTTTTTGTCAGAATCAAAGTGTCGCCTTGACGCACAACAAAATTGCCTGTCTTGGGTGAATTCATCAATCCATCAAAGTAGGCATCAACAGTCATGGCAAAGCCAGCATAATTTTTTGCCAAGTCTTCAGAAAGGATTTGACGAATATCTTTCATCAAACAGTACCATTAGCCACAATGTTGCCCAACACAGTCAGATTCCCTGATGTGTCAATCTTCATCACATCTGTACCAGATGCCCTGATGTACAAGTACGAACCACTCTCAAAAAAGCTGAAGTTTGTGAAAGTTCCATCTGCTTTCGAGGCAATGGCAGTCTGAATGTTGGTGAACTCAGTATCAATCTCAGTTCCCTTGACAACCTTGTTGGCATTCCCAGGCGACAAAGCATCTTTAGCCGCAAAGTTGGTGGTTTTGGTGTAATTTGCCATGTTTCTTCCTTAAACCAGTTTGCCATTCTTGGCTTGAATCTCAATCTTTTGAATGCTCACAGGGTAACCATTGATCTCAGTCTCATAACCCGTCTGCACAGTCTTGCCAGAACCACTTGTTTGACCAACCAATGTCTGCAAAGCAATGCCCTGTGAGTAGTAAGCCACTGGAGAACCATTTGCACCATACTCAGCAGTCCCATACTCAGCAACAGTAGACACAGGAATTGTCAATGTCGTTGAGTAGTACTGACCAGAGAAGTCATATCCCCACTTGATGATGAAGCCTTGATTCGATCCACCGATCACCACCACAGCAATGCGCTTCAGAATGGATGTGACATTGGGATTTCCCAGGTCAGCATAAGTGGTGAAGTATTGCAATCTATATGTGCTTGCATGGTCAAGATATGTCCCATACTTACCTACATAACCATTCTTGCCAATCAACAAGTCTCCATTGCGTCTAGCAAGGAAAGCAGTTGGCGTAATGGAATCCCACACAGTCACCCGTGAAGAACCATCTTGCAAAGCCGCCTTGGTGTCAAAGCAATAGACTTGGGCAGCAGTTGGGAAGTTAATCAGGTAAAACGCATTTGACTCTGAGTAGACTGCCTTGATGTTTGCCAATGTCTCAGCGGCAACAATCGTCATCAAGTCATTGCGGACATTCTTAGACAAGTCACGCAAAGGTGCAGATTTCTCTTGAATAGTTCTCAAGAACGAACGAATGCCACTGTTTGATAGGAAGATCACATCAGTGCCAGTGTTGGCAATCGAATCCCTTGCAATGCAACCAATGTTGCTCACAGCATCAGTCAAGGTCATCGTTGATGGAGTAGTCGCACCAGAGTAAATCAGGATTTGACGCTTACCAAAGATCAACAAGAATCCATTGTGTGCCGCCAAACCAGTGATTTCATCTGAACCATTGGGCCACACTTGAGAGATATTCAAAGAACCAGATGTTCCTGTTGACCACACATGGCCTGCCAACAAGTCAGAGAAATAGACAGTCACATTGTCAGCAGTGGTGTTAGCCGCCCACAAGCGTCCATAAGCAGAGATAACAATGTTGGCCTGCGGAACAGTAGCGGCATAACCTGTTTTCTCAGTCACACGCTTGTATGTGGTGGTGCTGACAGCAGGGTCATACACCAATGGGTCATGGCCTGTCTGAAAGAAATATGTGATTCCATTCAAAGAGGCACACTGCCAGTTACTTGCGGTGATGGTTGGGGCAGTACCTCCCCCCCCATAGGTCAACTCAACAACACTTGTGCCACTGAGTTTGAATAGCTTATTGTTGCCAGCAAACAAAACAGTCAAAGTGCCATCGGTCTGAACCAACTCATGGATGACACCAACATTGTTTGCGCCAAGATTGCCAGATGTTGTGTTAACCCTTGACCAGCCTTTGCGAGAACCAATGCGCCCGTACTGGTCAATCACGCAGTTTGTGGCAATCGCAGCATATCCAGCCGCTAAATCAAGCGGAGAGTCCTGTGTGTTGACTCCATAAAAGCCTGGAGCCGATACAGAAAAGGTCTGGATTTGCTGTGTCATTGCGGAACAAACTCTTGGTTCTCAGGATAACGACTGCCCTCCAAAGCAATGTAATCCGACAACATGGATCGAAACAGCGAATAAGCCTCAGATGAAGACAGACCACCATCTTCACCACGCTCAACCAATGCCCTGGCGTATGCGCCCTGGGCAACTACCACATCAGGCACAAGAATCACAGTGCTGTCAGCCGCCAGTGGAGCCTGTGGCACTGCCAAAGCAAACATGATGCTGTAAACACCATCTGGCCTTGGATACAGGCTTATCTTGGTGTCATAACTACCATTTACACCATCAAAGGTGTATTCGCTTGGGATGCCTGTCATGATCGTAGAGAAGTTCTGCTTACGATTCATGTCCACAAAGGTGATGTTTGTCAGGCCAATATTGCTTGTTGCGTTGATAGCATCAAGAACCTGGAACTTCTGACCAGCACCAGTTAATGCGTATTGGTATGTGCCAGCAACAGTGCTAATAGTGACTGTTTGACCAAGTGCATTCCAACCAAAAGCATCTTCAACCTGACGCTTGGTGTCATTTACGAACTTGGCAATTAGAGTGGAATAGGTGGTTTCGTTGTAAGTTGTTACAACAGGCTCACGCAAACGAATCAATACATCGTTGACCAGTTCAAGAAATGTCATTGTGCTGCCTCATTTCGCTTTTGCCTTGTTCCTTGCGGATATAGCTTTAGCTTTTGCCTTTGCGTCAGCCTTGGAGTTAGCACCCCAGGCTTTTAGCGAAAGAAGCAGTCTCGTTGGTTCACCATTCTTGTACTCGGGGCCATCCATGTTGCCCATACGAGCCAAGAAACTCGCTCTACGGGGATTATCCCCCGATTTAACTGGTGCTTTCAGGTTGCCACCAGTTGCCGCATTATAAGATGCTCTCCCCTTGGCATTCAAGCCGCCTGACTTAGATTTTCCCTCATTTCTAGTCCATGCTGGCGTTTTTAGCATTATTTTTCTCCATAACTGCTTGACAGAGTTTTACAAAATCTGCATCTGACAGATTGTGCTTTGCAACATTTGTTGCTCTACAAACCAACTGAACATTACCAACAACATATCCAACTGTGGAATCTATCCTATCTATGCTGCAATTTGTTGGAACAATACCATTTGCTAATTCCATCGTCATTTCCCAACCCGTTAAGGCGCATTTTCCATTCTGAGTAGCCCAAAGCAACTCAAGAGCATCAATTGAAATAACTTCCAAATCTTTTTTGCGTTGAACAGCTTTACTTCTTAAATATTGCAAATATGATCGAATTGACTTTGTTCTTTTAAATGCAACATATTTGAGTTTGTCTTCACCCCATGTCCTTTTATGATAAGAGGCTTGTTTTACAGATATGCATCTTTTACACCAAGAGTTATATTTTGAAGTTCCATCAACTTTTTTACCAGATGCATTAAAAGCAAACAAAGATTTTGTTACACCACAATTTGTGCAATGTTTTTCAGTTTTTTCAACATTTGCCCAAGCAGGTGATTTAGCCATTATTAGCCTTTTGAATTTTGACCAGCTTTTGTTTGCCAAACAGGAGATTTCATTTTTTCCTCGCGGCTCTCATATTGTCAATTAGATTGGGATATGGCCTGCCAGCGGCTTTAGCCATCTTCTTAGCCGCCGCTTTCTTGGCGGGTGTCAGAGGTTTAGGCGCTCCCAGTGACTTGGGGCGCTTTTTGTCCCAGACTTCTTTCATTTCATCTTCTTCTTTTTGGGCTTTGCCATGCCAGCTTCAGACAGGGCAATGGCAATTGCTTGCTTGCGAGAAGTCACCTCTGGGCCTTTTTTGGAGCCAGAGTGCAGAGTTCCCTCTTTGTACTCGCGCATGACTTTTCCAACCTTTTTAGCCGCTTTTGTCATTTTCATAATGTTTCCTCAGTAGAGAATCTTGGCAGTAATGGTTCCAGAGACATAAACAGTGCAATTGGCTCTCAAATACTTGGGAGCATTGGCAACAGTTATCATCCCATCGGCAGTCAAAGCTGTTCCAATGGTTGACCAGTTTGTGCCATCCAAACTACCTTGCATAGCTACAGTTGCACTGGTGATACCAGAAACTTGTAGGAATGCAGGCAAGCCAGCATCAGCTTGAACAGCTTTTGATGCGCCAGTTGCGCCAACGGCGCTTAAAAGAGTGATAGGAGCGGTTAAGGATGACATTATTTACCTCTTGAAGATTTCTTCATCATGTTTGTTGCGGTTCGCTGACCCTTTTTGGGGAGCATCTTAGGTTTCCCAATTGCCACCATGATGGTGACAGGAACACCTTTCTTCTTTGCGGGAGACTTTGCGTCTTTCATTGGCTTGCCATACATCATGGTTTTTCCTTGGTTATTGGCCCACCAGACTTCCAAGCATCACAAGTACGGGCCGCAGCACAGGTGAATTGAAACAGATCACAGTATCCCAGGTTAGCCGCCTTGACGAAGTTCTCGTCATAAGACAGTTCACCCTCGTTCTCATCCTTTTCCAGGCCAGAAATGATGCATTCCATCATGCTGGGAGTCTGGATAAAAGCGGCACAGTTGCCACATCTCATGTTCTTGATGCTAGATGTAGGTGCGTTGTACATCTTGGCCTTCTTCAGCCAAAAAGCATCGTTTGCCTCATTGGGATTTGGTGGGCCATAACCAAACTTCTTGAATGCGTTATTCCTGTTTTTCAGGTTAACAGACACATCCTGGGTGGCAATGGGACACGACTTCCCTGAGAGCAAGCCTTTCATTTCATCAGCCTTTCGCCAATAAATGTGACTAAACCACCCAAAGCAGAGGCAATGGTCATTCCCATCCAAAGCCCACCTTTGCTCTTGTTTGCCAACTCAAGCAAAGTCTTTACATCTTTGCTCAAAGTATGCACTTCATTCTGAAGAGCCTCAACTTGGGCCTCCAGCTTTCCAAAATCTCTTGCGTCTATGTCAGACATTTGCAACTTTCCTTGGGCGACCCATGCGCCGAACAACTGGTGGCGTGAAAGCAGTGTCTTTTCTTACGGCTTCAGGATCGTAAGCAATAGGCGCTTCCTCTTGTTCATCAACACGAACATATCCTTGGTGACCCTTCATAGAGTCAATGTCATGTTGCAAGGTGAAACTGACTGTATTACCAGACTGAAGACAGCGAAAAGTTGCCATTTATTTCTCCAAAACAAAGAAAGGGGGGGCGAACCCCCCAATCTTTAGACCATACGAGCAATTACCAACTTGACAGTGCTTGACGCTAGGTCAACAGCACCACCAGTTGTGTTGGTAGTGGCAATGGTCACAGTGTCAGTAGCAGAGACATAAGCGCGGCGAACCAAACCCGCCTCACTTACACCAGCAGACATACCAATCACCATGTCGCCCAGGACAACGCCAGGGACAGTCACAGTATCAGTTGCAGCAGCTTGATCTGAAACAGATGCAGAGTTCAAGGTGCAAGTAACTGTCCATGTGTCACTGAACAATCCACGAAAAGAATCGTTGTCTCGACTAGAAACAACAGCGGTAGCAGCAGCCATTTTGTTCTCCTAAATTACAGGTTAAAAAAAGACCCCCCCACTAGGGAGGGGGCAACTGCAATCAGAGAGGCACAACCAAGGCAAACATGGATGCGGCGTTCGGATCGGTTGAAGTGGTGGAAGTGCGGAGAGCCTTCACGCCATACAAGGTGTCCGAAGTGAACAGCGTACCCAAGTACTCTTGTTTGTACTGAGTTTGTGAGCGGATGCCCACTTGCTCAACCAAAACCATAGAGTCACGATGGCCCATCAAGCAAACACGGGCAATGGCAGTGCCAGATGCGGGGTAAGTCGCAGTGGCAGAGGCAGAGTCAGCGTTGCTGGTGGTGAACACGGGGATGCCGTACAGGTTACCGATCTCACCATTGCGGATGGCGTTGCCATCGCCCACAAAGGCTTGCTCAGTGTAACGAGCCAAACCCATCAGCGTGTTACGGCTGGACGGGGGGATGATGAAGAAACGACCATCCATAGGAGTGTCGTTGTCATCCAAACGCTGAATGGTGCGGCGAATAGCGGCATCAGTCAGAGCAGTGGCGTTACCAGTGTTGGTGTTAGCAGAGTAGTCGAAGGCAGTCGTGCCATCGCCACCGATGTAGCCACCAGCGTAACGAGCATTGTCAGCAGTACCGCCGTTGGCAGAACGACCCAACTGGATCAAGTCGGTATCGACTTGTTTAGCCAGGGCATAACCAGCATCATTGGTATAGAACTGACGCAAGCTGTTCAGGGCTTGGGCTTCAACGATGTCCTCAATCAAGCGGCTATATTCATAGTGCTTGTTGATCGACACTTGCACTTCAGTCTCAGTGGCGGCAATCAGCGTCACTGCGGTAGAAGCGGCTTTGGCAGAAGCAGAACCACGATAAGGTGCGGGAATGTGAACGGTGTCACCTTTCTTGCCCTTAAAGTTCATCTTCATCACAAGGTTCGCCAGCACCAAGTTTTTCTTGTATGCGGCGACAATTTCATCACTCCAAATCTCAGGAATGAAGGTTGCGGCGGTAGTCGTAGTTACCGCAGGGGTAGGAAATGCCATGATGTTTCTCCTTAGAAACGAAAGTTAGTTACTTGACCCGCCCCTCTGCGTACGCTGTAAGAATTTCATCATGCAACGCATCGTAGCGGTTTGGATCGGTCATTTTCAGCCGAATAAGGTCAGCCCGTCTGTAAATCCGCTTTGAACTCTCTCCAGTTCCACCAACATCAACTTGTGCGGCCTTCATGTTCTGCTTCCTGGCGGTTTCACCCGCTTGCTCAGTCTGCTTTGACTTGACACCACGCAACTCTTTGTAAGTAGAGAGCAATTCATTAGCGCTATCGTAATCGAACTCACCATCAGCTTTTGCATACAGGCCCATGCGAATAGGAGAAGATTTCACCCAATTCACAAAGTCTGCATCTTGAGCAATCTGAGTATAGTCAGGATGCTCTTGCGCCAACTTCTGTTGAATCTGCATCTTTTTGAACTCTAAGCCTGCTTGACGGGCCGCGAGAACATCAGGATGATTATCAATAGTCTTTTGAACTGCCTTCTGTGGATTTTCAAAGAAATCTACTTCAGGTTCTTCCTCTTTAATAGGTTGCTGTTTTGAACTGAGGTTCTGCTTTATGAGTTCATCAGCAAGTTTCCTTACCTCTCCCACTTCTTGCGCTTGCTTGCCAATCAACTTTTCAGCTTCTTGGTGCATCCGAACAATGTCCTCAAGACTTTTGTCCCTGTACTTGTCAGGGAGTCCTTGAGTTGGAGGCGCAATGGTGTTAGATAGCTTGGATTCCTCTGCTTCTAACTCACTTTTCATCTCAGGTTCGTTGTCAATCAACATATTTTTACCTTTTCCTGCCGTTTCGGTTGTAGGAGAATCAACTCGACATTTCTGTTTAAGAGTTGGCTTTGCGCTCAGATTTCAGCTTGTCTAGGTGGCTTTTTTCAAACTTCCCATGTGCTGTTGGGAAAGAACCAGACCACCCTTCCAACCTAAAAGCTGGCGCACTAAGAATGCGATTGGCTGTTTCACCGCACTCACACCTAAAACTGACCGCCTCATAATCAGTCAGTCTCTCGGTTTTATGCCCGTTTGCACAGGCAAATTCAAACATTCTTTTCATTCAGTTCCTCGTATGCTCTCTCGCTGACCTGTTTTAAGGTTTTCAGCCAAGTAAGTATAGAAAGTTCGCCTTTTTTGAATTGTAGGCTTTGTTCATCAGGAATCACAGATATATTATTCAAGGATGAAATCATGGTGTCAATATCTTCCATGAGGTCTTTCCATCCATCGCTTCCCATCATCGAGAAGCGATCCGAATAGTATTTGTCAAGTTCTGGGGTCATTCATTCCCCCAGGGCAAACCCCTTGCAATCTTAGGAGCCTTTTGTTCAGCAATCTGAGCCTCCAAAGCGGCCTCTACAGCATCTTTATCCACAGACTGCCACACCCAAGCCAACACATCAGCTTGAGTCAAAGAATCATAGGCAACAGTGGGTTCGCCTGTCCATGAGCAAGTATTGATGACAGATGCAGAGTAGTCTCCATCTGTTGCAACTGCTTGCCAGTGGGCCGTGGTGACAAAACCATCATAGGTTTGTCTATCCAATTGACTCACATTCCAAACAATTGTTGCCATGTTTATGCTCCTTTAAGCGCCGCTACATCGGCTTGCAGTTGGGTGATGAGGGCTTGTTTCATGCGTCTTGTTCCAAAGGAACATTTCCTTGCCCAATCCACTCTTGATATTCAGAATGGTATTGCACAAGTTTTTCATCTGCTTTTTGTTCGTCAGTCAATTCTGTTGCAACAGGAATCAAAGGTGATACATCAACCATTTTTACAACAAAATTATCATTATGTTTTCTAAACATGATTTATTCCTTAAGAAACACCAGAAGATAAAACACCCATTTGCCATGCAGCCGCAGTACTTGCCAATGCCGAACCAGTTTTAATCACAATATCATGGCTATTTGCACTTTTGGAAATCCCCAGTTGTGCCGATGTTGGACTTGCAGATGCAACAATATTGGTTGGTGTTATCCCCAAAAATGTAATTGAACTGCTCAGATAACTTGTAAACACGAGGGCCGCATCGCCATTGCCAAGCGAAATCCAAAACAATTTAGCACTTGTACCCAAAGTTACCGTGTATGTCGTGCTATTAACAGTGGTTATTCCCTCACTGTTCCCAATTGCAGATGGTTTAATGCCAGATGCAGTTGTTGCGCCTTTTTGAATAAAGTTACCGCTAGATTCGATACGGGCGCGTTCTGAGCCGCCTGTGCTGAACTTCATCGGGCCATAAGAACCGCTACCATAATAGCTAACGCCTAAAGATACGCCGTTTGAACCTGTATTGTCTGGCCCAATATCTAAAAATGAACCCGCTGTTCTAGTGCCAGATACGCGCAAAGTACCGCCTTCGGTATTCAATTTTGTATCTGGACTTGTAGTACCAACACCCAAATTCCCACTAGCATCAAGCGTCATTGCTTGGGTGAAGGTGATTGCGTTACCTGCTGTACCTGATGCTGCAATATTCCAAATATGAGCACCGTTAAACTGACTATAAACGCTAGCCCCATAAGTGCCGCCTTTATAAATCCAATTTGTCCCATTGTGATAGGCGTTGCAAGATACAAAAGGAGAGTATGAAGAAGCCCCAAACGAGCCGCCGTTGCTAACAATGTCTAATGACTTGTAAGAGCTTCCCCAAGCACTAGGCGTAACACCCAATCCCAAATTCGTACCATCAAACACCAACGCACTACCCGTGGTCAGCACCTTTGAGCCATCAAGATAGGCCACACCATTGGCTGTGCCGCCACTGTGAGTGACAGTAGATGATGTAGTCAAGGTGGTTACAGAAGCTGTACTTGGAGTAGTCGCTCCCAAAGTACCATTCATAGCCGCACCAGTTAGCGTCTTATTAGTCAGCGTATCAGTCGTTGCTTTACCAACCAAAGTGTCAGTAGCCGCAGGAAGCGTCAAAGTGGTAGTTCCAGCAACCGCACTTGCCTGAAGTGTCGTAGTTCCTGAAGTTGAACCAGAAATATCAATTGCGTTTGGTTTTAGCGTTACTGAGGTTGCCATGATTTACTTTCCTTTAAGGTGTTCCATTTGCAACAATGTTGGTTGCAGATGTAATGACTCCAGTTGAAGACATTGATGCAATAGTCGTTGCTCCATATTTAAACAACAACTTTCCACCACTTTCTTCAATTGAGAAGTTGGTTGTTGCCACTGAACCAGCAGAACCAGTGGTGTTTTGATTGAGTGTAGGCACATCACTGGCAACCATTGCCCTGAATGTCGGCACTCCAGAAGCCCCATTAGGAGCCGCCAGGAAAAACTTGGCAGTCTTGGAGGCATAGGGATTTTGAGTATCTCCATATCCAGATGCCAAGCTAATCGCTGGAGTATTTCCACCACTAGATGCCACTGGAGAAGTGCCAGCTACAGAAGTCACTGTCCCTGTGTAAGCATCATTAGATGTGACTGTGAAATTGGGATATGTGCCACTGATTGTGGTTGTACCAGCACCTGTCAGCGCAACAGTTTGATCTGGCGCAGAGTTGGTCACAGTGATAGAACCAGCACCATTGGAAACACTGATACCAGTTCCAGCAGTCAATGTGTGCTTTTCCCACAATGAGGTAGACTCGTTGTAAATCAGAGTCTGTCCATTTGTAGGATTCTGAGCCGAAACATTGTGCAACTCATCTAGTTCATAGCCGTTTTGGACTCTGACATACAAACGACCATTGCCATTATTGGCTCTTTCAACAACGCCAATATAAACAAGGTGGTTAGGCGCATACGGCTTTGTACTTGTCAACGTTCCTGCTGTTGCACCAAGATACAAAGTGTCTCCAGGCGAATATGCACCCAGATTCAAACCATCTTGAACACCCTGGCATAAAACCATGCCAGTTTGGTTTGCACCAATATCTTCAGCACAAAGTCCAAGGGTTTTGGCAGATGTGGCATCACCAGAGTTTGAGGCCAACTTGACCGACACGCGATCACCTTGAGCCGCATACATGTAGACAGCCTGACCCTTTGTGATGGTCACAGACTCTGCATTGGTCACATAGGCATACAAGGTCTGCCCAATGTCGGCAGCAATATCAGCAGTCAATCCAACAGTAAGGGTTTCTTGAGTAGCATCCCAATATAGTTTGCCAACTGCATTAGTAACTGTTGCGCCAGTATCAAACTGGATGAAATCAGGTGACGAAATGCCACCAGTGATTCCTGTCATTGAGGTGATGTTGTCGTTGGCTCCAGCAATAGCCCAACTTTGGTCAATCTTTTGCCAAGCAGTGCCATTGAAAATCAACCAATCGCCAGCTTTCCAATCAGTGATTCCATCAAGATTGGTAGAGCCTGGAGTGCTGACAACATAGTACCAGTTGGTAGTGCCAGTGCCAGAGGCAAGAGTGGGAGAGTTTGTAGATGCGTTCCAAGTGCCTTTGTAGACCAAGCCACCACTGATGGCATCAATCTGATCTTGAAGGCTTACGAGAGTATCAAGTACATACTGAGAAGTGCCGCCACCATTAGTAATGACTTTGATGCGTTCAGCAATATCAAAAGGAACAACCTCACCAGCATTAACCTCACGACCATCATCAAAAACGATAATGAGGCTACCATCAAAATCAATGCGAGCAGAGGCAACACCAGTGCCGTTAGCACCATCGACTCCATCACGCCCAGGAACACCATCTCGACCTCTTGGCCCTGTTGCTCCTGCTGGCCCTTGTTTGCCATCTCGTCCGTCTTTGCCATCTTTGCCATCCCGTCCATCTTGAATAGCGGAAACTTTGCTTTGAATATCAGTGTTCAACAGAGCAAACTTTTGCTCCATGTCAGACCTGATCTTCTTTAAGCCCTGGATAACAAGTTCAGCACCTTTACCAATAGACTCACTCTTGGCCTTGGCAATCTTTTCAGCCGCAGATTGTTGCAAAGCAGTAATGATTTCCATCTGCTGTTCAGCAGAGATTCCATCAATTCCTAACTTACGCTCAAGATCAGAAATGTCCATTTAGGTCAATTCCCTGGAAAGACGATTGAGAAACTCATCTTCAACGCTCGACATTTTGCCCTTCTTGTCAGCCATTTGCAACTCGACAATCTTGGACTTGTTCTTAATGTCAGCCTCTTTGAGCATCAGTTCGGCAATCTTAACCCGCTTATCAAACTCTTTTGAGCCTGCATCATCTTGATTGGGCAGATTCTTGGTCATTGCCGCCATATTCTTGGCCTGAACTTCTTGCGGCATCAACTGAGTCTCAACTTGCAACTTCTGAGCCTCGGCACGATTTTGCTCTGCCTGTGTGGTTTGAACAGCAATCTGAGCCTGGGCCGCTTGCAACGCCAGTTGTTGCTGGAGTTGAGCAATTTGCTGTGCCTGTGGATCAGGTTGGCTCATCTTGTCCAACATTTCCATCAGTTCATAGCGGTTTGTCAGAGAAGAATTAGCCAAAATGCCCTTGAGAATCACTGGCAACACAGGCGTATTGGGGCCAAGTGTTTGGAGCAACCCAATGAACTGCTGTTGTTCGTACTCACGGGCAATGATGCCCAGGGTGGCAGTCGGAATGAATGTCATGTCCACAGAGGGATAACGCTCTGGGTCAAACTGCATATACCTAAAAGCTGCCTTTTGGATGAAGGGGATCAGGAAGTCCTCTTGGAAGTTCACCAAAGTGCGCTTGTACTTCTTGATGATGGATGCCACTGCCATCGACATGCCACCTTGAGAACCATCACGCGAAACTTGCGAAACCATGCCCTGAGAATCCAAAGTTCCAGTGGATTGCAGGAGCATTCGCTCAAAATCTTTGGCTGTGGCTAGGTTATTGCCATCAGTCTGCCCAAACTTAAATGGATACAGAATCTCTGAAGGTGCGCCATTGGTGAGAATCGCTTTCCCAGGCTTGACTTCAAACTTAGCACCACGGGGTAGACGGGTTGCATCCATCGCAATCATGGGGCTAGTGGTCAGCGCCAATGAATCTAAGTGTGAACGAATCTGAGCATCAATAGCCTTTTGCATATTGAAGGCTTTTTCCACTGTGCCACGGCCCAAAAGACGATTAGGAACAGTATCATCTTGATAAGCCAAGACAGGGCGATCCTTCATCATGTAAGGATTTGCCTCTGCTTTGAGCAATTGACCATCATTGGCAATCACCACAATGGCCTCAACCATGTCTGTGTAGTCTTCAGCGGCTGAGTTCTCAGGAAACAACTCGACAACTTCTTTGTTTTCCTTGAGGTTTTCCAGGTATTCACGGGGAACCAAGCCGTAATAGGTCAGCAACAGCACCTTTTCGTCCTGGTACTGACTAACCTCTTGGGTTGGTTCCAAGTCGGTATCTTCATAGGTGGGCGTAATGTCTACTTTACGGTAGATGCCACGCTCAATACCTTCAACAATCTTGTGGATAGAGATGTATTTCTCAATTGCCACGCCCATGCAGTCATCAATGGATGTGCCATTGGGGTCAAACAGGAAGTTTTTTGGGTTTACAGGTGAAATCTTGACCGCAATTCGGTCTTTTTCCACAACTCCAATAGCGGCTTGACCAATTTGGCCTGGAATCGGCTGTGTAGAGGGGACATATTGTTTTTCAGTCTTGACGATGATCTCGCCAATGCCTGTGCCGTAGATTTCTGCCATCAACTCAATCTGGTCAATGGATTTCCTGATCTTGTCCCGCTTGAAATCCTCCATTAACTGGGCTTTGATAATGCCCACATCGATGGGATTGTTGTTCACATCCCGAATATCGTCTTGAATGTCAAAGAACTCGCCTTGACCAAAGATTGCCTCCATGATTTCGGCATGGCGAGTTTCTACAGCTTGTTGGGTGGCAGGGGTTACGATGCGTGAACGCTCAGATTCACGGGTTTTGTCTTCAGAAGCCCACTGGCCACGAAATATTCGCTCGTATTCAAGCCAATCGGGGAGGAAGTTGGTGTCTCGGTAGTCGCGCCAGCGGTTGCAATGGTCAACAACAAAATCAGTCAGTTCTTTATCAGCCTCGGTAGGCTCATAAAACTCATTTTGTTCCAGCTTTTCTTGCTTATCTGTTGCCATTAAACCCCCGATATGATGTCTACAGGCTCCCACTCATCATCTTCTTCGCCCTCAAAGTAAGATGTGACCGCCAGTTGGTCAATATAACTCAAAGCATCGGGTAGGTCATCATGTACGCCATTGGCAGGAAACATCAAGAGTTGATCGGTAAATGCGTCCCAATCTTCTTCAGAGTTCAGCACAATTCGCCCATGCTCAAACCGCCCTTGGAGACTCCAGATAATCCTGTCAGCCTTTTTCCTGTTGCC